ATAGAATGCCTACAGCTAAACAAGCAAGAGATGATACACTTGAAAGTTTAACATTTGCAGAATCTGTAACAGGTACAGTAAGACCACCAGTGCCAGAATCGATGAAACCTGTTGGTGATCCTAAATTTGTTGGCACATCAGAAGCGCAACCAGAAATTATAACTGAGAGAACACAACAAACAAGACCACCTTTACCAGATGCGCCAATGCCAGTTGGTAGTATGCGTTTTACTGGCACATCAGAAGCACAGCCAGAGGAAGAATTACCTTCACGATTTATTAAAACAAGGCAATCAGATACACAATCGGTGCAAACCGTTACTGATTCAGAAGAGCCTTTGTCTATCATCGAAACAAGAGAAGAAAAAATACAACAGGTTGAACCAGAGCCAGATATACAAATATTAGAGCAAAGGGCAGTAGATGAGCCAGTTATAGAAGAGCCTGATAATATTGCTTTGTTAGAAAGAAATAAACAGATTGAGGAATCTAAAAATATTCCAGAAATAACGCAACCACCAGATACGTTTAAAAAACCAACAAGGGATACAAATCTTCTTACTCCATCAAGACCTATCCCAGCATCACAAATACGAACAGCAGAAACAGCTTTTGAAGCAGAAAAGAAAACACTTAGTTTTGATATTGCAAAAAGAGTAATTGATGAAGATTGGGGTCTTTCTTATGTTTTTGAAGGAAGAGAAGATTTTAAACCAGACCCAGATTTTGAACTAACAGAAAGTTTTGCTAGAGAACTTACAGCCGACTTACCAGAAGATTATCATGCGCCTATATTAGAAAATAGTTTTAGTGAATCACAGGCACGATTTCAAAGACAAGAAGCATTAAAACAGTTTGCCTTTGACAAAGATATAGGTGAATTGGGATGGAAAGGCGTTGCTCTAAGAATGGGTGCTGCTGTAGTAGACCCTTTTGCTATAGCAGTAAGTATCGCAACTGAGGGTGTGGCTGCGCCTTTAATTTGGGGTAATAAACTATCTAGGCTTGGTAGAGTATTTAGAGGAGCAACAACTGCTGGTGCAACAAACGCAGCCATAGAAGCATATCTTGTAAGCCAGAATGATTTTAAAGACCCATATGATATACTATACGCAATGAGCGCTGGTATTGTTCTTGGTGGCGGTGTGGGCGCATTGGGAAGAACAGACACAAGTGACCCTATGATAAAAGCATTAAGTCGAATGGCAACACACGCAGATAATGCACAAAAAATTGAAACAACAAATGCAATTAAAGCAAATGTATTAGATGGTGACCCAAATAATGAATTATCGATTGGTGCTGCTGTAAACCCAGATTCTTTGCCAAATCAGGTGGCAGAATTACGTTCTGATATAGATGATGTATTAGACAAAGCAGGAGAGCCAGTAGAAGCAGCAGCTACAAAATTTGGGCCAGTACCACTAAGATTTGATATGGCTGGATATTTGTTAAACAGTCCAAACAGGGTAGCTAATTTTTTAGGAAGAATATTACCAGAAGACCCTGTTGGATTTAGGAAAGATAAAAACCTTGTTATACAAGAGTCAGCTGATATTTTAAAAACAAATTCTTTGAAATCATCTTTTGCAAGATTTTATCAAGTGTATGATACGGCTTATAAAGATTGGGCTAAAGAGCAAGGGTATGGTCTTTTGAGAAGAACATTTAACCTACCTCGCAGAGAGTTTGGAGAACTCGTTGCAGATGCTATTGAAAACCCAGATTTGCCAGTAAGCGCACCAATAAGAACAGCAGCAAATAGACAAGCAGAAATACAAAGAGATTTATTAAGAGCAGCTAAAGAAGCAGGAGTTGAAGGGTTTGAAAGTGTATCTGAAAATTTAAGTTATTTCACACATCTTTGGGATGATTTTAAATTTAGAGATGCAGCAGATAAATTTTCCACAGATTCGGTTATAAATTTGCTTACACGTTCTTTGATGAAAGGAACAGAAGATTTGCAGGAAGATGCTGCTAAACAAATTGCAAAAGGAATGTACACAAAATTATCAAGAAGTGCTGCTGGGATGGATGCTGGTGCTGCTCGTTTGTTTAATGCAACCGATAGAGATGTTATGAGGCAAATATTAATTGATGAAGAATATATGTCTGCTGAAGATGCAGATAATTTAATGAATTTATTTTCACAAAAACCAGATGGTACACCAGCAAGAGCTAAACGCAGATTACGTTTTGATATGAACCATGCAGAAACTGCTGTTAATAGAAAAGGTGTTCAAGAAGTATTAAGAATTAAAGACTTGCAAGATAGAGATGCAGAGCAAGTATTTACACGATATGCAGCAGAATTATCAGGCAGAAATGCACTTGCTAAAGTAGGAATAAAATCAGAAAGAAGTTTTAATAAATTACTTGATAGAAATTTAGCAGAAGCAGCAGATAGAGAAGGTAACGCTGGAAGAGCAAGGGCAGAAAAAGATAATCTGGTTGCACAAACCATTTTCAATATGATTATAAATAGACGCGCACCATTGGCAGCCGATGCACAAGGTAACTTTGCTAGGTCAGCTAGGCTTGTCCAAGATTATAATTTCATAAGATTAATGAACCAAGTAGGTTTTGCACAAATAGCAGAATTAGGAAATGCTCTTGCAATTGGTGGTTTTAGAGGTGTTTTGCAATCTGTGCCTTCTATAAAACCAATGTTAAAAAGAGCAAGAAATGGTGAAATAGAAGATTCAGTAATGAGAGATCTTGAAAGTGTTTCTGGTATCGGCTCAGACAGATTGACAATGCAAGCAATGAATAAAGCAGATACGATAGGTGTTTTTAGTGAGGGCAGAGGAGATTTAATAGATAAAGCGTTGTTTGGTATGCAACCTCTTAAAAGAATTACTGCCGACATATCTGGAATGGCCCCAGTAACATTAGCCTTAGAAAGAATGGCAGCAAGGATAGCTGTGCAAACATTAACAGATGTTGCGTTTCGTAGCAAAAAACTTTCACGAGCAAGATTGGCTGGGCTAGGTTTGAGTGAAGAAATGTCAGAAAGAGTTTTCAATCAAATTAAAAAAAATGCCATTACACAACCTTCAACATTATTTAGAAATAGAAAAATCAAAGCCATAAATCTTGCACAATGGGATGACACAGAGTCAAGAGATGCGTTTACAGTAGCTATTGCAAGATGGACAAGAAGAAGCATACAACAAAACGATGTAGGTAATTTAAATTTATATATGACTTCCACTATGGGTCAGATACTTACACAGTTTAGAACCTTTATGCTTGTATCTCATGCCAAACAATTTTTACACAACATTACAGCACGTGATTTTAAAGCATTTTCTGCGATGATGTACTCTTGCGCTTTTGCTGGTTTATCTTACATGGCACAACAACAAGCAAATGCGATTGGAAGAGAAGACAAAGAAGAGTTTTTAAAAGAAAGATTATCAGCAGAATCTATAGCAAAAGCATCTTTTCAAAGGAGCTCTTGGGCTGCGTTGTTTCCTGCTCTGATTGATACAGGGGCTGCTTTTTTTATTGATGATCCAGTTTTTGCATATAGAAGCACAGGGTTAGATACACAATTTATAACAGGAAACCCAACAGTTCAATTAATTAGTAAGGGTATTGGTAGCGCACAAGCTGTTTCTCGTTCCATAATAAACCCAGATTTACAATTTTCACAGGGAAATCAAAGAGCATTAAATACTATAGTTCCATTTAACAATGCTTTGGGTATTAAAAATGCTTTAAACAAATTAGTTGATATGCGCCCAGAAAGTACGAAAATAGAGTAGAACTTTGCTGACACATAAAAATAAGGTATAAAGAAGTCAAGTAGGAGATTGACATGACAGTTAGTAGCACAAACTCAACCAAGAGCTATACAGGCGATGGAAGTACCACTGTCTTTGCTTATGATTTCAAGATATTTGATGATGATGATATTACTGTTATCATAAAAACTACATCTACTGGTGCAGAAACAGTCAAAACAAAAACAACACATTACACAGTCTCTGGTGTAGGTAGTGCGAGTGGCGGTAATATTACTTTTACAAGCGGTAATGTTCCTACTTCTGCTCAGACTGTTGTATTAAGAAGGGGTACTGCTCTTACACAAGCCACTGATTATACACCTAATGACCCTTTTCCTGCCGCAACACATGAAGATGCGTTAGATAAACTCACATTAATAGCACAAGACCAAGCTGAAGAAGCAAGTAGAACAATCAAACTGTCTCGTGGCAATACCATGGCTTCTACAGAATTTACTGAAACAGCAACAAACAGAGCAAATAAGGTTCTTGCTTTTGATAGTTCTGGGGAGCTTGCTGTTACACAAGAGATTGGCACATTTCAAGGTGATTGGGCGGCATCAACTGCATATTCTCAACGTGACTTGGTAAAGGATACTAGCACAAATAACATATTTATTGTAAACGATGCTCATACAAGCTCTGGCTCTCAGCCACTTACAACTAATGCAAACAGTGCAAAGTATGACTTGATTGTGGATGCGGCATCTGCAACTACATCAGCCACCAATGCGGCTAGTAGTGCAACAGCATCTGCCAACAGTGCCACCGCATCTGCTAATAGTGCGACTGCATCTGCAAATAGCGCAACAGCAGCGGCCTCAAGTGCCTCAACCGCATCAACACAAGCGTCTAATGCTTCGTCTTCGGCAACAGCAGCGGCATCATCTGCTGCATCTGCCGCAGCATCTTTTGATGCTTTTGATGATATTTATCTTGGCGCAAAATCCTCTGCTCCATCAACAGATAATGATGGTGACGCATTAACTGTTGGAGATCAGTATTTCAATACAACTAGCAATGAGTTATTTATTTGGAATGGCAGTGCTTTTCAAGCTGCAAGTCCGAATGTAGTTGGAGATACTACTCCACAGCTAGGCGGTAACTTAGATGTGAATACAAAAAACATTGTTTTTGGCGATAGTGGAAGTGCTTCAGATGATCGCCTTGCTTTTGGCGCAGGCACGGATTTATCTATCTATCATGATGGATCTCACTCTTATATAGATGATACTGGTACTGGTAATTTGAAGATACAATCTTCACAGGTTGATATTCTTGGCACATCGGAAACAATGGCAACATTCGTTGATGATGGGGCAGTCACACTATTTCATAATAATTCTGCAAAAATAGCAACTACAGCGAATGGAATTGATGTCACTGGCAGTGTGACGGCTGATGGGCTGACTGTTGATACAAACACCTTGCACGTTGATGCTACGAATAATAGGGTTGGCATCGGCACAGCCTCACCTGCCGACAGACTACACGTCTCTAAAGGTTCGTCTGGAATATCAAGTTTTTCTAGTAACACTGCTGTTCTTATTGAAGATGATGCGAATGCAGCACTTCAGTTTGCAACACCCAATGACGCTAATCAACAAATCTTATTTGCTGACCCTGAAGATAACACCGCAGGTAAAATTCAATATTCGCATAGCGATAATATTATGACTTTTGATACAGACGGTGACGAAAGTATGCGGATAACTTCTGGTCATGCAGTCGTAGGTAAATCTGAGGGTGGCACTGCAAATCGTGTTAGTTTCACGCAAGGTTCTGCAAAGGCTTGGGGCGATATTGATGGTACTGGCACTGT